TGACATATCAATAAATAGAGCCGCCCCGTCTGCTAGATCTGTTAGTACTGGTGGTTATGCAAGAACGCATAGATTAGGCCCAAGTATTATATCATTAGATGTAGATCTTCCTATTTTATCTGAAGAACAATATTTAGAAGTTGAGAATGAATTATTTTCAATAGATGATGGTATTAAATTTTTAACAGCTAATATAAGTTCTAATAATGGTAATAATATTATGTCAGGTGTTACTACACCATTAGCTACGGGATCTACTAGTATTCAATTTTTAACTACAGATTATACAAGTTTAAGAACAATTGTTTTATGTAATTTACAGCCTAATGTTGAAAAAATATTTAAGGTTGGTGATTTTATACAATTTGCAAATCATGCTAAAGTATATCAAATATCTAAACCTATAAATGAATCTGGATCTTATTTTAGATCAAGTAGTGGTGGAACATGTAAAGTTAGATTATCTACACCATTATTATCTGCTATAGGATATAATGGTTCTGCATCAAGTGGTTATACTAATTCATTTTATATTGTTAATGGTAAAGGTGATAATGCAGAAATGGTTGAATATGATTTTGATGATGGTACATTTTCAAATCCTACTCCTCCTGCTGTATTTCCTACAGGTATATTTACATTTGTAAATGCAGGTACAAATACACCATATCAATATAATGATGGTACTCAAGCAATTGTACATATTCCTCCAGGACTATTTACAGTTACTGATATTGCAGGTTACTTAGATGCTTGTGCTAATGGTACAGGTGGAACTTCTGGGCCGTTTGCAAATATATCTCAATCTAGAGCAGATCAAAACAATAAGTTAACACAAGTTGTATCTGGAGTTTCATCTACAGGTGTTGGGCCTCCAAATGATAAATTACTTTTTGTATTTAAATTACCAAATGTAAGAGTTCAATTAACTGCAGTATCTTATACTGGTGCTACATTAACTAATGAAACAGTTTTACAAACTATAACAAATCCATATAGAAATGGTTTAATTACTTTTAAAAATTCTGATAATACAACTTTAAAAGATAGAGATGGTAATGATGTAACAATTGTTTTACCTTCTTATTTACAAAATGCTTTACAAATTTATGATTATATTAATAATACAATATTAGCTACAAATTCTACACATGTATTAAAAACACATAATATTATTAAACAAGTAACTTCTCCTACAGCTGCTTTCCCGGAAGTTTTTGGTGAAACTGAAACTGATCATGTAGGTTATTTTACTTTACAATTTGGGCCTGAGTATGGAGATATAACAATGGAATTAACTACCTCAACTGGCCCTGTTGCAGTTAATTATAATCCTATTACAAAATTAAGAGATTTAGTTCAAGCTGTTCATCCTTCTTCAAATCAAATTGAAATAGATAATCCAATAGAAACATATAATGTTGGAGATTATTTACAGCCTACTAGTAGTTTAGTATCAACTAGTGATGTTCAAAAAATATTAAGTATTTTTGTTGATCCAATTTTAAATATAGCTTTTATTGATTTTGATACATCTTTTAATGCAAGTGTTGGATCTGCTTGGAGTAATGCTTCAGGAAGTAATACAATTCAAAGACATTTAAATACTGCGACTACTACAACTACAACAGGTCTTATTCAGCTACTTGATACTTATCAAACAAGCACTTTAAATATTGCTAGTTTTACTACAGTTAAAACTGGCCCTGATGTTAATTTAAAATTAATGTTAACTAAAAAACCTGCTGTAACTATTATACCTAAAAATGAAACAGAAAATTTATATAAATATGATAAATTTGAATTTCAGGAGGTATTATAATGGTTAGAAGTATTAGTAATAATTATACAGCATCTGAAGGCGGATATCCTATACAGCTTATCGCAATACAACCTGATAGTGATATTAAAAATGCTTTACATTTAAATACATCTTCAAAAAGGTTAGAATTTTATTATGATTCTAATTATCACACATTTTATCCTGGTGCAGGGGTTTTAAATTTAACTGCTGTTGAAGAAACAAAAGATGTTAAAACAAATCAAATAACTATAGAATTAAATGGTGTTCCAAATACAATAATTCCTGTTTTAAAAAACTATAATGGTATTGGTGGTATAGTAACTATATGGCAAGGTTGGATGGATGATGATTCTGATTCAGTTAATGAAACTACTGAATTTCCATATACTGGTGTTTATATAAAATGGAAAGGTGTAATATATTCTCATTCTGTTAATGAAGAGAATCAAGAATTTGGTAAAATTAAAATAAGTTTAGAATGTAAAAACATATTAGGTACTATATTAGATAGTACAAATGGTAGATTTACATCTGATAGTTCTTTTAAAAAAACTTCTGCAGGTGATAGATCTATGGAATTTGTGTCAGCAATGGCAACATTTAATCCTAAATTTGGTCAAGAATAATGGAGAATAAATATGAATATAAGAATAGCTAGTAAAGAAGATATTAAAGATGGTATAAAAGAAATAGTTGAAGCGGTAAAAGAATTTCCTGATTTTCATGTAAAAGGTTTAATTGTAACTGATCAATACTATGAAACTTTAATAAATTTATGTATGCAAAATGGAAAAATTATTATTGCAAAAGATAATAATAAAATAATAGGATGCATTATGGGTTTAATAAATGGTAATGTGTTTACTGCAATGAATGAACTTGTAACAATTGTTACATGGGTTCATAAAGATAAAAGAACATCATCTGCATTTTATAGAATGTTTAAAATGTATAAAGATGAATTTACAAAATTAAAACAAGATAATAAAATTGATAGGGTCTTAATGGCTCAATTAGCTAATGATAAAACAAATATTAAGTTTGATAAGTTAAATTTTAAATTGATTGAAAAAACTTATGAATGGAGATAATATATGGCAGCGGCAGCACCTATTATAGGGGCAATTACAGCACAAACAATTCAAGGGGCAATTCTTAGATTTGCTTTATCACTTGCAGTATCATATATTACACAAAAATTATTTGGGCCTGATTTACCAGGTGCTGAAGGTGGTGGTGGTTCAGGTAAAGATCCAGGTGTTAAACAAAGGATACCTTCAGATCCATCTAATAAACTTCCTGTTGTTTATGGTCAAGATAAAATACATGGATCTATTATATTTGCAGATATAACTAGTGATAATAAAACAATGGCTTTTATTATTGCTTTATGTGAAGGCCCGATTAATAAAATAGGTACATCTAATTATGGCACTAACAGTGGTATATATTGGGATGACTATGAATTATCTTTTGACTTAGCTGGTAACGTTATTAACGCTACTCATGCTGATGGCGGAACTGATAGCTGGTTAAATGATAATTTAAAAATTGTAAAATACCCAGATGGTGGAAGATGTTTAGATATGGAAACCTTTAGTTCTAAATGGAACTCAGGATCACAAAATAGACATTTACCAGATGTTGCATATGTATATGTAGAATTAAATTATGATAGAGAAGATAATGTTACAGGATTAACTAGTAAACTAGGTTTTGAAGTTGAAGGTAAATTAATTAGAACAATTAGTTCGGCTCCAGCTTTAATAGGCCCAACACCAACAACAACAACTATACAAGGTTCTTTAGCTAATCCTAATATTTTTGATACTTCAGTTAAATTTGCAAATTTTTCAGGTTATCAACTTTGGAATTGGGTAAATAATTATGCTGGTGGATTTAGTTATTCTGTCCCTCGACAAAAACTTGTTCCTGGGGGAACATACAATATTATAGATTTAGGAGAATTAGGAGCGGCTAATTCAATAACTTTAGCACAATATCAAGCAGGTGCAACACCTCCTGGGTTAGGTACTGGGGGTGAAGTAGAATATGATTTTATTCAAGTTGGTGAACAATATGAGAATAATGGTATTCTTACAACTTTTACACCTAGTTCTTATGTAGATAGTAATGGAGTAACACAACCTGATGATGGAAAAAGATGGGTTAACTCAATACATATTAAACAATGGGGAAATAATTATAGTAATTCAAATTCAGATAATGTTGGGGGAAACCAAGATGAAAGAGTTTGGATTGAATATATTTATACAGATGTTCACGGGGTTGTACAAAAAGATTATCAATATTTAACAACTATACCTTTTACTCCTACAGGTGGTATTTATGCAAATTATAGTGAGCAAGATTATGGACAAAGATTAGCAGATATATTTAATGGATCTTTAACTACTGCTTCTTTTCCTCCACTATCACCAGAGGGTATAACTAAAATGGGTGTAAGAAGACCTAGAATACAAACAGCTGCAGATGCTAACGGTACTTTACCTACGTATCAATATGTAGGTCGACAACAATATTTTACAGCTAAAGTTCCACAAACTGTTCAAAGAACATTATATGGAACCTATTCAACTAATCCAGCTGAATGTTTAGTTGATTACTTAACTAATAAAGTTTATGGTTGTGGCCAATCTATTTCAGATAATGATTTAGATTTAGATACATTTTATTCACATAAAGTATTTTGTGATACTTCAGTTACACATAATGACCCTGATGGTAATTCTGTAACAAGTAAAAGATATCAATGTAATGGATATGTAAATACAAATGATTCTAAAGATTTAAATATTTCTGATATTGTTAGTAATTCACAATCTATATTTAGTTATACATTAGGTAAATTTCAAATGATTTCAGATACAACTGGATCAAGTAGTTATGATTTTGATGAAACTAATATATACGGTAATGTAACTGTAGTTAATGACGGTTTTAATTCTACATTAAATGAAATGAATTTACAATTTAAATCTAAAATAAATGAATATCAAGACGATCAAGTTTTTTTAGAATATGGTGATAAATATTTTAATGAACCTATATTATCTAAAGATTTAACTTTAAAATTTATTAATACAAATGTTGAGGCTCAAAGAGTTGGGACTGTAATAATGAATAAATCTAGAAGTAATAAAATTGTTTCATTTAAAACAGATACAAGAGCTGCTTCATTGCAAGTAAATGATGTAATAACTGTTAAAGGAACTTATTATAATTTAGATAAAAATAGTGTATTTAGTCATAATTTTGTAACTAATACTTCAAATGGGTCAACAAGTAATCCTATAGGAGAATATGTTGTAAAAGTAGATTCTAATCAACCTTATATTTATGAAGATACTCAAGAAGAGGCTAGATTTTATGTACCAGGCACAGTAGCTGGTTACGAAAAATTATCAAATTTTTATAAAGATTGTATTAATGGTCAATTTTTTGACTCAACAGGTCAACTAACAGATGCACAAGTTAAATTAAATAATAAACTTGGTGAAATATTTTCATTTGTATCTTGTGAATTAGACCTTGTATCATCATCTTATGGTTCTTATGGTGCAAAATTAACATTTTATGCTAACGATATAATTTCTGGTGGTATAAAAGAAGATTTTCAAATTGATGTAATAACAAACATTTTAAATTCTACATGGGGTTCATTAAATGTTATTAATACTGCATCTGAATTAGGTAGTTTATTTAAAATAAATAGTATTTCAGAAACAGAATTAAATGGTGGTCTTCAAGGTTATTTTATAACTGCTCAAGAATATAATCCTAATGATTATACAGTTGGTACATTAACAGCTACTGCTGCTGCACCACCTATATCATCTACAAGAGGTTATCAAAATTTAGGAGTTGCTACTAATTTAGTTTTAAATAATAGTTTTCCTTCTGCAACTACACCTTATATTGATATAAGTTTTACTATGCCATCTAAAAATAATGTTGAAGGTGTTGAAATATATTATGGCAGTGGTGTAAATACTCCAGAAGCAAGTAGAATTTTAGTTCAAACTTTTTCTGCTCCTACTGGTAATTATGCTGGTGGATCAACTCAAAGTTTTAATATACAAAATATACCTACTACAACAGATTTATATATTTGGGTAAGATTAACTAATTCATTTTCAAGAGGTGCATTTTCTACAGGATTAACTATTGGTAATTGGAACCCAACTACTAATATAACAACAATAGGTAATAATTCAATTGCACCTGTTTTATTAGGTTTTGATTATAATCAATATAGAAATTTAATTATTAACGGAGATTTTTTAATTCATCAAAGAGGATCTTCATCTACTACTAGTGCTAATCCAGGTTATCTTTTAACAGATATGTGGTATTCAGATATTAATAATTCTGGAACTTGGGTACATTCACATTCTAATGATACACCAGATAATACAGTATTAAGTAGATCTTATAAATTAGAAAATACAACAGTACCTACATTAGGTGCTAGTTCTAAATTTAAATTTAAACAAATTATAGAAGGACAAAATTTACAAAAATTAAAATATGGTACAACTAATGCAGAAGATATAACTGTAACTTTTTGGGTTAAATCTAGCAAAACAGGTAACTATATTTTTGATCTATACAATCACGATGATAATAGACATATAAGTAAATTATATACTATTGATAATGCAAATGTATGGGAACAAAAATTAATAACTATCCCAGGTGATACTAATAACACATCAGCTTTTAATAATGATAATAATAAAAGTTTAGAAGTAAGTTGGTGGTTAACAGCTGGATCTGATTTTGATTCTGGTACTTTAAATACAAACTGGAACACAACAGCAGATGATGATAGAGCAGTTGGTCAAGTTAACTTGGCTGATACAGTAAATAATACATGGTTTATATCTGGAATACAATTAGAGGTTGGTAGTAATGCTAGCAAATTTGAAATAATTCCTTTTGATAAATCATTAGAAAGATGCCAAAGATATTTTTATAAATTGGTCAGCATTGTTGGTGAAGCGTTTCAAGGACATTCAAGTAGTCATTTAAGACATATGAATATTTGGTTTCCTGTTACAATGAGAGATACACCTACAATAGATGCTACATGGAGCACTGGAACTAGTCCAACAAATTTAAGTACAAAACAATATGCTAATGTTTGTATAAATATTGGATCAAATTCAACAAGTGCAAGTTTAACAGGTTTTTCAGCTAGTGCTGAATTAACATAACATTAATTAATATATAGCCATAGTTATATATTACTCATAAATTAACCTATAGGAGATACTATGAGAATTTCAAACATACAAAATTATCTAGGTGGAGCGGACAATGTAATTGTTCGTGAAGTTGCTGAAGGTAATCAATTTTTATTAAGTGTAAACACAAATGATACTACAGATTTTAGTACTGCAACTTTTGATATAAAAGCAGAGTGTTTTACAGCTACTGTAGAAAGAAATAGAGGTTCAGTTAAAATAACATCTTTAACTTCTGCAGCAGGTGCAACTGCTCAATCATATTCAAAAGGTAATCAGATATTTAATACAGGTACAGCAGGTTCTTTTGATTTTCTTGTACCAAGTACATTATTATCTGATCAAAATAGTAGCTTTACTTCAACCGCTGATGATACAACTCCTTTTATAGTAGTTTGTAAAGTTCAGTGGGAAGCAGGAAACCCTGCACAGAAAAAATCATTAAGGTTTGTATTTATAATTAGATATCAACCTCAGTAATAAAGGAATAAATAAAAATGACAATTACAGTAACTTCAACACCTCTAAATTTAAGCGTTACAAATGAGAGAGGCCCACAAGGCCCACAAGGCCCAGCAGGCCCAGCGGGTTCACAAGGTTCTACAGGTGCAACTGGCCCAGCAGGCCCAGCAGGCCCAACAGGCCCAACTGGCCCACAAGGTGCATCAGTAACAGGCCCAACAGGCCCAACTGGCCCACAAGGCCCAACTGGCCCAACAGGCCCATCGTTTAATTTAACTAACTATACAACAAATTCAAATATCAGTTCAAATGATTGGATATTTTGGGCTGACAATTCAACTTTTCAAGAATATAAATTACAATATTCTGATTTTCAAACACCTATTACAACAGCAGCAAATGCATATACAGATACACAAATTAATAATTTAATAAATGGATCACCTGCAGCATTAGATACTTTAGATGAATTAGCTGCCGCTTTAAATGATGATTCAAATTTTGCTTCAACTGTTACAAATAGTATTGCAACTAAATTAAATTCAAGTGATTTTAATCCATTTTTTGATGCAAGAATATCAACTAAATCTATTGATAATTTTATTGATATAGATATTAGTACAAACAATCCTACAAATGGACAAGCTTTAATATGGGATAATATAAATGGTGTATTTATTCCAGGCGATAGTTTTAGTCAAAGTGATTTTGATTCTGCATTTACAGCTAAAAGCACAACTAATTTAAGTGAGGGTACAAATTTATATTACACAAATGCTAGAGCAGATGCGAGAGTAACTAACGCTATTATTGATGAAGATAATATGTCTTCAAATTTAGATACAAAAGTTCCTACTCAACAATCTGTTAAAGCTTATGTAGATGCACAAGTTGCAACAGTACCAACTGGAGATATTACTTCAGTTGTAGCAGGCACTGGTTTATCTGGTGGTGGAACTTCTGGTGATGTAACTTTAAATGTAGATTTAATAAGTAAACAAGGTGGTACTAATTTTACAAACTCTTTATTAATTGGTACTACAACAACAGGAACATTAAATAATGCTGACAATAATATTGGTATAGGAAACGATGCTTTAAGGGATTTAACTTCTGGAGATGCAAATATAGCTTTAGGTGTAAATGCTGGTAGAGCATTAACAGATAAAAGTTATAATACTTTTATAGGTCGTAACTCTGGTGTAAATGCTAATGGAAGT